GGAAGATTATCGAGGAGTGCAGGAAGGCAATGTACGATGCCGTTTGGCAGGAGATAGACCGAGACCCACAGCGACCAGCGGTTACAAGGGCAGACATCAAGACCAAGGCAGGCGACATCTGCGTATGGTGCGACAGAACCGGGAACGTAGCGGTTGTGACGCACAAGAATAGCAACAACGACAGCGAGCGGCTGGAGGAAGCCATCGAGGGATGCGTTAACTATCAAGACGTGATGGACGACTGGCTGGAAGAGAACAGCCAATACGCAGACCAAGACCCGATGGACGCCTTCGAGGAAAGCAGGCTCGACAGCCTTATGGCTCAACTGGTTTGACACAGATGTTAAACAATTATTATATGGCTCCCTGCAGCGGCAGGGCAAAGGGCGCACGCAAAACTCATCTTTCAAGGTTATCTAAAATTAGTTGTTTTTACCATGCTGTATGCGGAAACGACAGCGTGCGCCCTGCAACGGAAGGGCATCCACCAGCAGCAGGCAAGGGTGGGATAATATTAGGGTCGACTGGGGTTCGAATCCCCAGCCTTCCACTAGAGTTAATTAAAAGATTATGTTGAACAATAAAAAGAACGAATTATGGAAAATGAAATTATTCAAGTAAGCGGTGGAGAAATGCTGGAAGCTATCAACCGCTCGGAGATTGACGGACAGATTGCCACTGCGCACAAGTTCCCGAGAGACATCATGCAATGCAAGAAGAACATGGTGGCATTAGCAGCGATGGACGATGATGTAGCATACAATTGCTTCTATCACCTAGAACGACAAAGCAAGGACGGAAAGACAACAGTAATCGAGGGTCCTAGCGTCCGATTTACGGAAATCATTTCCGCATGCTGGAAAAACCTGCGCATCGCTTGTCGCATCATCGCAAACGATGGCAAGACCATTACAGCGCAGGGTGTTTGCCACGACCTCGAGAGCAACGTTGCCTACTCCGTGGAAGTGAAGCGCAGCATTCTGACATCGAAGGGGTACACCTATTCGCAGGACATGCAAGTTGTGGTTGGCAATGCAGCCGTGGCGATCGCCCAGCGTAACGCAATCTGCAAGGTCGTGCCGCAGGTATTGATTGCAAGCGTGGTGAAGGAAGTGCAGGAAAAAGCACTCGAGCACATCAAGAAGGCTGGCGTGCCGAGCCAGTGGAAGAGCTGTGTAGCCTGCTTCCAAGTCTACCAGGTAACAGACCTTATGTTGCTTGACTACATCGGGAAGAAATCAGCCGAGGAAGTCACGGCAGAGGACATTCAGAAACTGGCTGGTGTGTACAACGCTATCAAGGAAGGCACGACCACCGTAGAGGAGACCTTCAAGAAGCCAAAGCAGCAGGAAGCAATCGCACAGCAGGCGCAGGCAGCAGCCGAGAGCGCACAGAAGAAGGCTGAGAAGGCAATGAGCCGCAGCCAAGGCAAGACTGGCACAGCAGCGAAGAAGTAGTTTAGTTTATAATGTTATAACGTTTGCCCGAACCGCCACGGCACAACCTATGGGGTGGGCTCCCATCACAACCTACCAAGGGAAGCCGTGGCAACTTTTAAACATTCAGTAAAAAATTATGGCAGAAAAAGAAAACAATCAGAAACACAAGAGCACCATCGACAAGTACTTCAGCAGAACCGCAGATGGTTACAAGGCATGGGCAGAAGAAGCCGAAGAAGAAAGATGCTATCTGCAGGCTGTAATAGAGCCGACTGGTGATGTAGACGAAGACGGAAACCAAGGATTCGATTTCCATATTGCTTACCACGGTAAAACCGCTTACCTCGCAGATGGAATTGCTCAAGCAATGAAAAGGGATAAATTCTTTCGCACGATCGTTATTACAGCAGCTAGAAAATTCTTTTTTGATAAATAAAACATTCAGACAATGAAGCAGATAATTAAATATAAAAGCAGAGAGGAGTGGTTGCAGAACCGTTCAAAGGGAATAGGCGCATCAGAGGCAGGTACAGTACTGGGACTGAACCCATGGGAAACACCATACCAGTTGTGGAGACGCAAGAAGGGTATCGACCCACCAAAGGTTGAGAACTTTGCGATGGTTGCAGGACATCTGCTGGAGGATGCCGTGGCGCAGTTCTTTAAACGAGAGAGCCACTGCCACATCATCAAGGCAAGCACGGACGACTACACCATCACGAACACCGATACTCCGTATCTGAGAGTAAGTCCTGACCGCACCTTCTGGAGAACCGGGGCAACGCACAACGAAGCGAGCAAGAGCATCCTCGAGTGCAAGACAACGCAGATGCAGATAGATGCAGACGACCTTCCGAAACATTGGTTCTGCCAGCTTCAGATGAACCTAGGAGTGGGCGAATACAAGGATGGAGCACTTGCCTGGCTGACAGCAGGCAGGGAGTTCGGCTACCGTGACATCGATTTCGACCCCGAGTTCTTCGGATGGATGAGGGACGAGATAACCAAGTTCTGGCTTGACTACATCGTGGGCAACCAAGAGCCGCCAGCCTACAGCGCACAAGACGTTCTCCTAAAGTCTCCTCTACATGTAGCTGGCAAGGAAGTGACTGCAACGAAGGAGATACTTGAACAGATTGCTAGGCTCAAGGAACTCAAGGTTCAAAGCAAGAAACTGGAGACCGAGCAGGATGAGATTGAGGACAACTTGAAGCTGTTCTTCGGGGACGCAGAGAGCATCGTGGACGGAAACGGAAAGATGCTGGCAACGTGGAAAGCACCGAAGGCAAGCGAGAAGTTCGACGCCAAGGCTTATCAGGCAGACCATCCTAAAGCGTGCGCCAAGTACATCAAGCAGGTGCAGGGAGCACGAAGATTGCTCATTAAGTAAAGGCAGGGCTTATGGCTGTTCCTATATCAAAAACCGACCTAAGGAATATAATTTCCCAACTGGAGAATTATATTTCCCTAGGTGGGAAAGTGACAGCACCGACCGACACAAGCCAGCGGAACAAAATCCGAATGGCTACAGTGTTAAAACGGAAGCTGGAAAAGAAACTATCATTATCAGAATAAAACATCATGAGTGATTCATTTATCATATACACATCATATTTAAAAATCTTCGAGCAACTGACCGATGCACAACTCGGGCAGCTAACAAGGCACATGCTTTCTTTTGCTAAGACTGGCGAAGAACCTAACATTGAAGATCCTATCGTTAAGTTATCATTCGCATTCATCAAAGATGATATGGAGCGAAATAAGCGTAAATACGAAGAAAAGTGCGAGCGTCTCCGGGCAAATGCACGAAAACGCTGGGATAATAAAAAACAATTGGATGCAGAAGCAGGTGAAGGCATGCAAAAGCATACAGACGTATACAAAAGCATGCAAATGCATGCAAATGCACAAATTGCAATGCATAATGATAATGAATATGTAAATGATAATGTTGATGATAATGATGTTTCTAAAGAAACAAATATATTAGAACCTTCTAAAGAAGGTATTCAGAGTGCATCGGTCAAGACCGAAGCACCCGGTGGCGGCAAGGTTTCAAAATCTCAAAAGATAGACTATGCTGCCGTCAAGGAATACTGGAACCGCAAGCATGATGAGACGAAGAGTGCGATGCCGCCTATTACGCTCATGACTGAGAACCGCAAGGTGATGGTCAAGGCAAGGGTTCGTCAATGCAAGGGAGACGTGAAAACTCTGTACCGGGTAATTGACATTGCGATGGCATCTGACTTCATGAACGGCAATAACAAGCATGGCTGGCTCGGAAAGTTTGATTGGATATTCGGTAATGAGCAGAACTTTGCAAAGGTGCTGGAAGGAAACTTCAACAACGAGCCAGCCGCAAGCCAGCAGCCGCAATCTGCAGCAGCCAAGGCGCAGGATCCTTCGGCAACGGCAAGACCGAGCATCGGGGAACTCTACGAGCAAGCCAAGCGTCAGCAGCCAGCGAGCCAGCAGAGCCAAGATAGCAAGTTCCGGTGGGTAATCCAGCAGAACCTCGAAGACCTTAAGAAGAACCCGAACAACAAGCCTGCAAAGGATTCGCTGACAAGGTATTACGAACGTGGAGTTCTTCAACGGCTGGGCATCGACTGGAAGCCCGAAAAATAACGAATGAGGGCAAGAATAATCTTTAAAGAAATTAAAAAAATGAAACAAGGAATAGCGTATGAATAAGTTAGAATACATTCCGGGAGATTTTGTAATGACAAACGGAGTACCTTTAGGAACCTCTAAGAATGTTGTTTACAGAGTGACATCATCAGACCCATCAAAGACTTTGAAGTTGGACGATGGAACGGTTCTGAAAGGTGTTGTCTGCTTAGAGAACATCGAAGGTGCGGAATTTGGAGAGAAAGGCTATCTCTTAGGTGACTGCTGTGCTTGGGTTAAGGATATTGTTCAGATTCCTATTACTCAGAAAATTCTATGTAAGAATAAATGGGAAACAAATGATATTGACTATGATTATAGCATCAATGATAAGCTATACTTTCGTGCGTTCCCAGCAGAAAGAAAAGCAGGCTGTATTGAATTAGAAGTCTATAACAATATTGCTCCATCTGATAGCTATGACGTGTGCCAAGATGATTTTTATCTTGGGGATATTTCATACGTGCATGACTTGCAGCACATTCTCTTCGGTCTAGGACTTAACATAGAAATGAAGGTGTGATGGAAGAAAAAAGTAATAGTCCACGGATGAGGGCAAAATCAGCCGCTCTGGGACGTTTTCACGCTTCGGGCGGTAAATTATAAGCAAACAGATTTTAAACACTTAAAACAAAAGAATTATGGCAAAAGAAGTATGTATTGTAAACAGCGAATGCTTCAAGACAGAATACCCGGTAGGGTCGACAATTAGCATTGAAGGTGTAAATTGCAATGTGGTTGAGGATATAGGCTTACCTGTGGAGAACTGCCACGAGTGCATCTTGTACGGTAAGAGAGAAGGCATTGTGTGCAGGAATCTTGCTTGCCTGGACACCGAAAGAGAAGACCACAAGTTCGTACACTTCAGAAAGATTTAAAGCCATGAATGAATTATTTTTTCACGAATGCAGAGCCGCAGGGCTTGTATTCAAGACCTCAGACGACTGGTTCAAATGGCTGACCGATAACAGCTACGACATCAAGAAGCCGGTCGCAGAGCATGAAGGCTTCCAATACAACATTAATGATACTTGCATCAATCCGCACATAATCGAGTATGCCGTAGAGGGTGCAGACAACTGGGGATGGAAGGTAATGACCGCCAACACCCAGTTCGGCTGGATATGGGGGTGCGATATTCAGAACGGAAATACCGAGTGTAATATTTGTCCGGTTGGCTACCCGAGCAGATATGACGATCTCGGCATCTTCTACGGTAATGAGAAAGAAGCGGTTCAAGATGCTCTGACCTACATCATCAAATACCTCGGGAAGAATGCTGGAACCAAGAACACCAACCTACTTCTCTGGGCAGCTAAGAAGAAGCGAGCAGACATCATTCATCCACAGCAGGAACTTTTTAAATAAAAAAATATGAAAAAGATAGAAATCATCACGGACGAACACCGACATCACGTATACGTTGGCAACACCGATTTCTGGCTCAATACCAAGGAACTGCTGGAACTTTATTTTAAACTCGGACACGTTAAGTTATAAACAATAAAAACATTCAGACAATGGAACAGAAAGATATTGATATTTATGAGATACTCAAAGATGAAGAGTATGGTACAGAGTTGTACACGCCAAAATGCGGAAGGGTGTGGCACAGTGGAATGGCAAACGACAAGGACAGTGCGAAAGCAATCTGGACTGAGGACGAAGCTGGAAGAGAACACTTTTTCGACAAGAACGGAAAAATCTATAAAGAAGGAGAAGTCCTGCTTTTCCCATCAAAGGAAATGAGAGACTGGAGCAAGTTCTTCAAGAAGGGAGACGTGCTTATTTGTTACGAAGGAAAGAAGCCGTACTATACAATCTTTGATGGTTTTGAGGACAACACTTACCGAGCTTTTAAGGGAAAGTTTGCGCATGATTGTTATGAAGACAAATGGTATCAGAACGAAGGTAATCTTTCTACAAATACCTTCCAAAAATTGAACCGTGCAGATTCTGAAATTTATGTAACAGAAATCGAAGAGCGATTTGGTGGTAAGTTGAACCGTGAAACTCTGGAGATTGAGAAACCTCAGCCTGAGTTCAAGGAGGGAGATGTTTTGTTTGTAAAATGCCAGGGCGATAATTTTATTGAAATCTTTAAATACTCTAAAAAGAATGGTGACTTATTTGACCACGTTTCACTAGTCCCTAGAACGCAGAAATTAGATACCTCTGGTAAATTAAAAATATGCAAAGAAAGTATCGTAGAAATTCGCCTTGCCACAGAAGAAGAGAAAGAACAGCTCTTCTCAGCTCTAGAAAAGAAAGGCAAACGCTGGGATATTGAGAAGAAACAGATTGTGGACTTGAAGCCAGCGTTTGAAATCGGCAAACTCTACGTTTTCAAAGAGGAAGACGAGGACGGAGAGTTGACAATCATCGGTAAACTCATCGACAAGAACGAAAGCGAAGATACGCTGACATTCGGCAACCAGTACGAAATCGAGAACGAGAAGTTCGTGACCGACCAAACCTTCGACCTGCGTATCAGCGTTAACAAGGAACTGCGAGAAGCAACAGATGACGAATATTGCACGTTCCGAGAGGCTTATTACCTATGGGAGAAGAGCAAGGAAAAGAAGAGCGAGGAGCAGTCAGCCTTCAAGACCTTCGACAAGGTGCTGGTGAGTAATGGAGAGGAATACAATTGGCAGCCAGCCTTCTTTGTTAGTGACCGTGGAGAGGGAGCAATTTATAGATATAATGTCTTGCCCATCCAAAGCGGAAAAGTAGCGGACTTCGCCTTCTGCATCCCATTCGAGGGCAATGAGCACCTCACCTTCACGTCAGACCCATTCTAGTGGACGTATGGCGAGTGAATTATGCAAGGCTTGCGATACCGGGCGAAACTGCTTAAATGGCATCTATTGCCCGGAGCGCAAGCAATATGTAGAACATCAGGTAATACTTGAATGCAATGAGCGATTTCGCAACAAGGGAGAAGAACAGAACGTACTACCAGGAACACCGGGAACAGATCCTCAGAGCCACGAAGGAGTGGCGAAAGAGAAACCGTGAGAAATACCGGGCGTATCAAAAGGAGTACTGGAGTAAGCACTACCGGAACTACGGTACGAAGAACCGGGTAGCCGACAGAGCGATGCGTGAGAGGAAGAAGCCGGACGTAGAGAAGGCTCTTTCTATGTTCAAGAATCCGCAGCAGGCAGCGCATCTGGCATGGCTGCTAGAAAACAAAAAGAATAATCGGTCGTGAGTTCATTAATAGAGTTTTTAACCAGCGAGGACAGAAGGAGATAGGCTCTAATATCAAAACAAATAAACTTATAACATCTTGAAATTACGATATGAGAGCCGGAAACGCATCTCCCGAAGTCTGACATCAAAACGAAGAAAGCGAGGTGGTACATGAAGAAGTAAGAAAAAAATCGTTAGAAATTATGCTTTTATTCATTCGGCTGGCGGTGGAAGAAGGAAGAACCCTGCAACATATACATTTTGTTATTCATTTATTTTGCACCCGCAGACAACTTCCGGAATCCCTGCCAGCTTTCTCTATCGCCCAAAAAGAAGGGAAAGAAAGGGGGTAGGGGGAAAGATAGGGATAATAACGCATGTGTGCACGTATATGCGCACGTAAAGGGTGTTGAGTAATAAACTACACCAGCAAAACAAAATAAACGCTTATACACGAAATTTGAACAAAATAAGTACTTTAAAGAAAAAAATGGAAAAAGGAACAGTTATAATTGGAATCGACCCTGACAACCAGGAAAGCGGAGTTGGAGCAGTCTTTGACGACAAGAAGTTTCTCGCCTACAAGATGAATTTTCCTTCATTGATAGATTACCTCAAGGCTATGAACGAGAGTTGCAAAAAGATTAAGGTCGTTATTGAAGGCGGCTGGCTTAATAAGAGCAATTGGCATGTGCTTAATCGGTTCATGACAGCAGTCAAGGCAGCAGCAATCGGACGCTCTACCGGAATGAACCATCAGACCGGAATCTTGATTGTCGAGTGCTGTAAACACTACAATATCCCCTGCGAAATCATCAAGCCATTGAAAAAATGCTGGAAGGGGAAGGACGGAAAAATCACGCAGGACGAAATTGCTTATTTTGTAAGCGCAGGACAAAAGTTGCCGAGAATGAACCAAGACCAGAGAGACGCACTTCTCCTCGCATGGGTCTGCGCAGGATACCCGGTCAGAGTGATGCCGAAGAAACCGCAGACAACCCTACAGAAGACCATCCGAGCCTTTGATGGATAAAATAAAACGAAGTGTTGGAAAAAGTTAAAAGTGTGCAAAGAACAAACAACTAAAGCAAAAAAGTAGTATCTTTGCGCCAGTGTTTATAAGGTAAGCACGTATTTCGAACTTAAAACAAGAAGAAAATGAAAACAGAAGAAATCGCACTATCGAGGGTCAGCGAGAACGAAGCGAACCCGAGAGAGATAAGTCAAGCGAACTTTCAGAAGCTTGTGCAGAGCATCATTGTGTTCCCAAGAATGTTGACCCTGCGCCCGATTGTTGTTGATGAGACCTTCCACGCATTGGGTGGCAACATGAGACTGAAAGCCTTGCAGCACATTGTCACGATGGACGAAGCAAGCATTCAAGTAAAGCTGGATGCAGAGCAGCGTCTGTCCGATGAGGAGCAAGCCGCATTGATGGAGTATTGGCAGGAATGGCAGCAGCAGCCAACAGTAACCGTGGTGAGCGCATCAGACTTGACAGAAGCACAAAAGCAGGAGTTTATGATTAAAGACAACCTATCCTTCGGTAACTGGGACTTCAACGACCTTGCGAACCGATGGGACAGCGCACAGCTTCAGAACTGGGGTATGCCAGTCTGGAACCCAGCACCAGTGGAAACAAGCAGCACCAGCAAGTGCAAGAAGAAAGACAAGGACGACCAAGAGGGCGACCCATTCGCAGGGGAACTACCTCCTGAAATCGAAGGGCAAGACTTAACTCCTGACGACTTGCCAACGATAATGGGCGATGGCGTTTTGCCACGTGAGAACGTAATCATTCACTACAAGCCAGCCGATGAGCCATTCCTTGCCAAGTTGCTGGGAGTTGATCATATCGACCGCATCGTCTGGAACTTTGATGAACTGAAACCAAGACAAGAAGGAAAGGAGGAAGACAATGGAGAAGAATAAAATCGAGAACATCAACCTGCACGACCTGGTGGAGAACCAAGACAACCCACGCAGCATTGAGCCACAGCAGATGCAGAAACTCGTTGAGAGTATTCTGACGTTTCCGAAGATGTTGCAGATGAGACCAATCGTCTGTAATGAGAACCGAGTTATCCTCGGAGGAAACATGCGCTTCCGTGCCCTGCTCAACATCGAGCAGATGGAAGACGAAGCTATCAAGAACGCAATAGAGACCGTTGCCGTGAAACTGACCGATGGAGAGAAGCAGCAGCTTTGCAGCCACTGGGAGAAGTGGAAGGCAGAACCAAAGGTCGAGGTCGTTATGGCTGACAGCCTATCCGAGGAAGAGACGGACGAGTTCATCATCAAGGATAACGTCTATTTTGGCAGCTGGGATGAAGAGAAGCTAAAGGGAGCATTTGACGTTGACGATATGCAGCGATGGGGATTGAACCCCTGGGAAATCCAGCAGGAAGCCACGACCTACGAACCAGCAGAGGACGAAGAACAGCGCATCATCATCGTTTACCGCAGCGAGGACGCACAAGCCGTGGCAGATATGCTGGGACTTGACGCAATCGAGAAGCGCAACTTTGATGTGGACGAACTCAAAGAAAAAACCGAATAGTCGGAAATTTAGCGTTTAAGTCGGAGAAACGTTTGAAATGGATAAACTATCCGCTCTGAACAATTCAATCCGGCAGAGGCGAAATTTAACAAAAATAACTCGAATATGAGAAAGACTTGTGTTTTTATCATTGGAACCAACGCCAGCGGAAAGAGCACCGTTGCCCGAAAGCTGATAGAAAGCTTTGGTGGAATCGAAAGCTATTCGAACGGAATAAGCAGCACCAGGGATGGAGTTGCATTTGCAGGGCGATACGATGTTAAGTACGGAGGTGTTGACAATCTGAACGGTACGACCATACTTCGTGACATCGTGAAGAAGGCACTGGAGAGCACCGACTGCATCATTTGCGAAGGGATGAGACTTAAATGCTGGGGTCCGAACTTGACGCACGCAATGTTCAATGCGGACAGACAGATTGTAATCTTCTTATACGCACCACTCGAAGAAATCCAAAAAAGGCTCGCAGAACGGTCGAACGGAACGTTGAGCAAGGATATTATCCGGGGACAGCGAGAATCGGCACACTCGGCAAAGAAATGGCAAACTGCGGGTTGTGACGTTGTAGCGATAGACACCACGAAGCAGACAGCAGACCGAATCGCAGACTTTATCATCAACAAAATAAATTCATGAGGATATGGCAGAACATTATGGCAACACGCCAAGAATAACATACGAGTTTCCCGACTGCTCAATGCCAATGGCTTTTGATACTTACAATAATTGCAGCTTTGGCTGTATGTATTGCTTTGCTCAGAACCAGCGAGGTATTGGCAGCAAGAAGAAGGAATACCTGCACAAGGAGGTTAAGGACGTGAGCGTTGAACGCATCAAACGAATGTTCATTGACCCCGACAAGCACGGTGGAGACTTTGCGCCATACATCAAGGCTCGAAAGGTTATGCAGTGGGGAAGCATGAGCGACCAGTTCGACAACTTCGAACGTAAGTACGGAACGACACTGGAACTTTTGCGCTTCTTCAAGGATATAGACTATCCGCTTTGCTTCTCGACCAAGGGTGCATGGTTCACCAAAGATGAGCGATACATGGACTTGATCAGAGGGCAGAAGAACTGGAACTTCAAGTTCTCAATTATCACCAGCGATGCAGAGAAGGCTAGAGTAATAGAGCGAGGGGTGGAAAGCCCACAAGCAAGACTGGAAGCCATCGAGCGCATCGCCAATGCAGGGGCAGGAGGTGCAACGCTGAGACTGAGACCCTTCATCATCGGAGTGAGCACGCCAACGTACCTCGACCTTATCAAGGAAGCATTCAACAGAGGGGCTACAGCTTTGAGCACCGAATTCTTCTGCTTGGAAACGAGAAGCCCGACATTGAGGGAATTGTTGCCTACCATCAGCAAGATGGCAGGTTTCGACATTCTCGCATTCTACAAGAAGTACAGCGTACAGTCCGGCTATCTGAGACTGAACCGCAAGGTCAAAGAACCGTTCTTCAGGAACATGAAGGAACTGTGCGACCAGCTGGGAATGCGCTTTTATGTATCGGACGCACACTTCAAGGAACTTTGCCACAACGGAAGTTGCTGCGGATTGCCGCCAACGTGGAACTACAGCAGGGGGCAGATGTGCGAAGCACTGAACATTTGCAAGCGCAAGGGATACGTGAGGTGGAGCGACATCAAGCTGGATGCAGAGAACCTTTTGAGGGCGAGACTGGAGAAGGCGATGAACCTGGGAACAAGAGAGAAGTACTCGAAGTATTACACGATGAGCGCAGCCGACTACATGAAGTGGTGCTGGAACAATCCGCAGGCAGCGCACTCGCCATACAAGATGTTCGAAGGGGCAATGTTGCCAGCTGACGAACGAGACAGCGAGGGAAACATCGTATACAAGTACAACGGAGCGAAATTTTAAATCAAGAATCGTATGCCACAAGGTAATAATAACAAGCATCGAGCGCAGAAAATCGACATCGAGAACCGCCTGCAGATTATCGCACCCCTATACCGCAAGGGATGGACGGAGCGAGAAATCACGGCAGAGGTTCGCAAGCGGCTCGACAGACCGAAATACAATCAAGCACACTGCGACATTCAGCGGTTATTGAAGGAGTGGAGGGAAGAGAGACTGACCGACACGGACGAAAAGATAACAAGCGAGGTGGCAAGGTTGAAACTGGTGATACGTGAAGCCTGGGACGCATGGGAGAAATCCAAAGCGGACTATAACAGCAAGACACAGACACAAGTCGGACTGCCTAACAAGGATCCAGACACTGGGTTGGTAACGATGGATACCGTCAAGGCGATAATGTTCGATGCTGAGAAGCGAGGACTAGGAGACCCAAGGTATCTTGACATCATCCTAAAGGCAGAGACGCAGATTTGCAAGCTGCTCGGACTTGATAAGGTCGTGCTCGACCTGAACGCAGGCTTTCAAGGCGGCATCGAGGTACGATACATCAACTCGGGACACCAGTGCGCATCCAGCGAGCAGGAAGTAATCGAGCGTGAAGGATTGGATAAAGAATAATTTTTTACCATAATTTTGTTTTAAGTTTTATTGTTTGAAAGTATGGCACTATTTGACGTTATTGGTGAACTGTATGACCCGAATGCGGACGTGAAGCCAAGGTTTCTCGTAAACCAAGGAGGCACGTCCTCGGGGAAGACATACACCATCATGCAGCGTCTTATAGTGCTTTCTTTTGAGCACCCCATGGCAATTATCACGGTGTGCGGTCAAGACCTCCCGAACCTAAAGGTTGGAGCCATGCGAGACCTCGACACCATCCTGCACACAAGGGCAGAGTTGCTGGACTGGTTCAAGAACAACAAGAGCGACAGCAGCTATCGAGGAAAGAACGGCTCAATCATCGAGTTCAAGAGTTACCAGGATGCGCAGGACGCTAAGAACGGTAAGCGTGACTACCTGTTCGTGAACGAGGCGAACGGTGTGCCCTACGAAGTGTTTTGGCAGCTTGCCATCCGAACCCGAAAGCAGGTGTTCATCGACTACAACCCAAGCGCAAGGTTCTGGGTGCACAACAACATCATCGGCAGGGATGATTGCAGATTAATCCTGAGCGACCACCGAAACAACCGATTCCTGACTGAGCAGGAACACAAGAAAATTGAAGAGATTGACGACCCCGAACTGTGGCGAGTTTACGCAAGAGGACTGACCGGAAAGATAACCGGGCTTATCTTCACCAACTGGGGCATCGTTGACAAGCTGCCACCAAGGGAGGAGTGGAAGATGGAATGCAGGGGTATGGACTTCGGATTCACCAACGACCCAACTGCGCTGGAGCACGTTATATTGGCGCACGGAGAGTTATGGGTGGACGAAGAAATCTACCAGCCTGGAATGACGAACGATGACATCGCAGACCGATGCAAGGAGCAAGGACGGACGAAACGAGACCTTATCATTGCGGATTCGGCAGAGCCTAAGAGCATTCAGGAGATACACAACCGAGGGCTGTGGATAATCGGCAGCACCAAGGGAGCGGACAGTATCAACAACGGAATCGACATTCTCAAGCGTTTCCGCATCAACATAACAAGACGCAGCCACGGCATCATCGGGAACATGCAGCAATACAAGTGGAAGAAGTCAAGGGATGGAGAGACCACGAACCAGCCTATAGACGCATTTAACCACGGCATAGACGCAATACGATACGTAGCCCTTAAGAAGTTATCCGTAGCGAGCCATGGAACGGCTAGGGCGCACGTATTGAGACAAAGATAACGATAAAAAATATAAAGCGTATGGATAATAACACTACATTCAAGTACTGGCTGGCAGTGGCAAGGCACACCAGCTACAAAATCGGCAAGCAGCCACGACCATCGTTCGTTGGAGGCAAACAAGTGCCCGACAATCTCAACCAGCTATCCATCGGGCAGCTGATAGACCTTTCCCAGCTATCAGACAGCGAGGAAAGTCTGTATCAGATAGTGACAACCGTCCTCGGTCTGAGCCACAAGGAAGTGGAGCAGGCTAGGGCGGTTGATGTTGTTATGCTCATCGGTTGGGTAACATCAGAGGTCGAGCGCATCAACAAGCTCTTCGAGAGCACAGACACAGCGAAGCCAACGAGACTGGAGAAGGAGGCAGGCATCGATACCCTGCGGTTCGGACTATTCGGCATGCTGGACTGGTATGCGGTAAGGATGGGCATCAGCGACCACGACCAAGTATTGAAAACGCCATGGCTTCGCATCTACAAGTGCATGGAGATGGACAACAAGAGAAGCGTGTACGAGAGGAACCTGCAGAAGTTGCAGGCAGAAGAAATGAAACGAAAATCCAGATAATTATGGCAACAATCAGAGAAACATTAAAGCAGCTGGCAGCAGACACGCTACCAGACTACACCTACCTATTCGAGGACTGGGACACAGCGGACACCAAGCTGGAGAAGCTGAACTATCCGGCAATCGTCTGCATCATCCCAGCCAGCGGCACGACAGAGATACGCAACGGCAGGGTATACGACACCGTGAACGTTGCCCTGGCTTATCTCGACACCGTACCGAGAGCAGCGGAAGGAGAAGACAACGGAGAGTGCATCGACCGAATGAAGGTGGCAGGGGCAAGGATGATACGAGCCATCAATCAGTCGCACCAGTTCGAAACATTGGAAGGGCAGCAGTACTACGAGACCATCATCGAGCGTTTGAGCACGATCGTGTCGGGCGTAATGTACTCCCTTCAGCTGACACAGAGCATAGGAGGGTGTGAGGTATGAGCAAGGGAGGTATTCAATTCGACCCTAAGGCGGCATCGATGATAATGAGGGAGGAAGTGGAGAGAGCACGGCAGCTTATCATCAACCACATACGTATCAACGGACAGAACGTATCGGGGCGCACAATCGCCAGCCTAAAGGTGGAGCAGCCCAGCGAGGACGAAACCATCCTCTGGGGACACAAGCCATTCGGGGTTCTCGAGACCGGACGAAGGGCTGGCAAGATACCCTACGGCTTTGCTGGCATCATCCGGCAGTGGATGAAGAACAAGGGACTGCACGGCAGACTTATCCCCTACAAAACCAAGCGACAGCACAAGTATACACCACAAGAGCGTGGCGACATGAGCATGGCAGGAGCCATCGCCCACGCCATCGCAAATAAGGGTTCTAAACTGCACCGGACGGGCGGCAGGGCTGACGTATACAGCAATGTTGTGCCCGACACGATGAAGCGGCTGGGGCAGCGACTTATTTTCTTAATCCACCAGTCGGTGGGAAGTATCAAACTTAACAATGAGACGGTATGAGACAGACAGTGAACAACGGATATTCTTTTTTCTACCCCGATGAAGTATACTTTGCATTTTTGCCTTGCATTATCAAAGCAAGTGGAAGTAACCTTTCGTGGATTGAGGTAATAATCAGATGTGGCAACAAGGAACGAGCCTACGATGTCGAGGCGTTCAACGGTGAGTGCATAACAGACTTCAAGACATACGTGCAAGCTCTTTTTGACGGACGTATCAATGCAGCCTATGATTGGACAATAGGCTATGACACCAGCGTTCTAAACATTCTCGTGGGCATCGAGGTCAACGCATACGATGACAGAGACGGACAGCTTGCGAGCATCGACTTCACCACGAACATGGTTTGGGGCGCACCAAAGTATGGTGAGATGTGGAACGGCTACAAACGGCTTACATGGTTTACTCATTATCCGTTCTCCTTTGGCATATACTTAAGCAAGTTGAACACTAAACTACTAATCGGTTACGAGGGAGCACCCAATAAGCTACTGGAGATTCCGACTTACGGTATGATGGACTTCAACGCAGACATATTGCCTAGTGGCGCAAAATACTGGAACATATACGATTATGATGGAGAGATTCAGCAGGGAACGTTTGACAATACTTTCGACCTTACTTTCAGATTAACCACCGGAGGTAAGCAGTCACTATTGTTACGCATCGACAGAGACGATGCTGAGAGTGGTATCTATCTGCGTTGGATTGACCGGCACGGATTCATCCGCTATTGGCTCTTTGCGGCTGGGGAGGAAACGAGGGAGATAGCCAGCGACCTGAGTTTCATACGCAACAATTTAGCCGATTATCTATACGGCTACTATGGCGATAATGGAAGAAGGCAGGGATACGAGCGTACGGATTCAATCAAACTTTGTGCTCCGTTGGTTGACAGTGATACGTTCGATATGCTGCAAGACCTAGCCAGCAGCCCAGTCGTTGACATGTACCTAGGGGGAGACTGGACGCAAGAGGAAGACCAGTGGATGAGCGTAACAATCAAGGCAGGAAGCTACACGAAGAGCACAGCTTGCTTGCAGGATTTCGTGTGCGAAATGATTATTAACAACATTAACGTTCAGAGACTATGATAGACCAGCAACTTTACATTGACGGTGTTTTGATGGACTTGCCGGAGAACACCGATGTGGTGCTCGACATCAAGAGCAACCTTTTTCGTGACGTCACAAAAATGACCTCAAACTACACGTACACCATCCAGTTACCACGGACGGTGCATAATCTTTCAGTATTGCAGCAAGCGGACAGACCGAAGAGCGGCAGCAGATACCCCTATATTTTCCATAAGTGCAGTTATTTCCGTGGAGGTGTGCAAATTATCAAGGACGGACGTTTGAACGTTCTGAGCATCGAGGAAAATATCGAGACCTCAATCTATTGGGGTATAATGCCAGCGTTCTCCAAGTTACTGGAGAGCGGAATGAAACTGAATGAACTGGGAGTGACAGACAGAGTGCTTTTTGAAAAGTACAACACTCCAAACACCAGGGAGGAAGCCGTGAGCAATGGGATATTCTTTGCTTATTACAATCCATACCGAATTGAGAGCAAAGATAACTTTGGCATTAATTTGGTGCAGAGGAATAAATATACCACGACACAATACTCGCCTAGCCGTGGACGCATCAGAACAGGCACAGAGGTCGGAAAGTATATAAGCGGAAATATAGAGAGCGCATCGAACATGATCTGTGCTCTTATCCCTTTCTTGCCATCATCAACGGCAAATGTGCAAGCGCAAGGAAAGGGCGATTACAGAAGCTATGCGGTGCTGGATAAGTACATGCGGGTTATATCCGTGAGCGGAGAAGATGAGACGCTGGAAGTATACACCATCAGAGGAGAGGCTAGAGCTGCATACCTCGTAGTGAATGCACCTGCCGAATATTACAGCACTCTGTCGCTATCAGTTACCGGGCTGACACCTATGCACGAAATGATAGATGGCGATAATAAGGAGGATTTCGTAGGCGATGATGTGACGGTGGATGAATATAAAACGTCCCCAAAATTCTTGCAGCCATGTGTGACCGTAAACTGGCTATTGTCAAGGATAGCGAGGAAGTCGGGCGTATCTTTCGTTTGGCAGGATGATGAAGCAAAGAAGATGTTGAACAACCTCGTTGTGCCTATCATCAATAACAAGGCAGACAACAAGACAATTATTGGTAATCTGACCGCAGACGTTAAGAGCCGTGATGGACTGGGTGCGCTTTCCTTTTCCGTCAACAACTCATTGACATCAGTCACACCAAGCACTGGCAGCGATGTACAGAAACTAACGATAACGAAGGATTGCGAACTGACCTTTGATGTGCAAGTGCAATACTACGTCAGACATCAGTTTGATGACGCAGCGGAGATTCAGGTGCCTATGGGCGTGAAAATGACCGTGACAACGCCAAGCACTACCGGAGGTGAGGCATCCACGCAGGAATACGAGTTCGGAGATTTGAAATACGAGGATGGGCAGATGAAGTTACCGGTCGTACTACGCAGATATGCTATTGATGGCTATCTTTATTTACTTTCGGCAGGAACGAACACAATATCGCTAAAGAAGGACGATGTACTGACGTTTGAGACTATCATGTACGGTCCGGATGCGGGAGAAACTAACCCACCATCCGTTTACAGCGGCAAAATCACAGCGAGCGTCAAGGTTGGAGATAGCGTGCCAATTGGTGGAAGTTTCCCTATCGGCATAAATCTGCCAGAAATCGAGGTAACAAACTTCATTAAGTTTCTGGCTTTGATAACTGGCTCGTTCCCTAGGCAACTGACCAACAGCACGCAAGTGCAGTTTATCATGTTTACCAGAGTTTGGGCAAACAAGGCGAATGCCTACGACTGGAGCGGAAAACTCATTCCGTATGACCGCCAAGGTGCACCACGAAAAAGCGAGTATTCCGTTTCTGACTTCATGCAGCATAACCGCTACAAGTGGAAGGAAGACGAAGAGACAACTGGAGACTATGATGCAGACCTCGCAATCAACAACCAAACTTTGGACTACGAGCAGGACACATGGACGCTCCCTTTTGCAGCTAGCGATGATAACCGCATACCGATAAGAACGCTGGATTCCTACGGCATAAAAAACGGTGGCGAGTATAAGGGATGCAAGGAGCGGATAATGACGCTTAGGGATGATAAGGAGCAAGCGGCACTGCGATTCGGTATTGACCTTCAGAACATATTCGATACGAAGTACAAGCAGCTTGCAGCAAGCATCGCCAATGCGCACGTAATCACAGAGCGGCTCAATCTGTCGGACTTGGATATTCTGGATTTTGACGAGACGAAGCCAGTGTACCTTGCCCAGTACGGAGCGTATTTTGCGGTTCTTGAAATCAAGACAACAAGCAGCGGATATTGCGAGGTTACAATGATAGAGTTGAACAATTAAAAAGAACGAACTATGGTAAGTGAAGACAAACAGCAGATTCTTGACATCAAGGTCAAGTACGAGGATGCAATCTATGGCATCATCAGATACAAGGAAAAGATAGACCAGCTAAAGGCAAGCATCAAGGACTTGCAGCAGCAGGAAAAAGACAAGACCATCACGACCAACGAAATGAAGGTTCAGACGGAAGCCATCAACGCAACCATCAAGGAGTATCAGTACAACGTGCGTGCCCTGCAGAAGGAGATCCAGAACAACGTGCGCACAGAGAACGAGCAGGAGGGCAGCTTGAAACAGCTGCGTGCCCAGCTTTCCAATGCCACCAAGAAGTATGACGAAATGGCGAAGGCAGAGCGTGAGGGAGCAAAGGGGCAGGCACTGCAGAAACACATCAATGAGATTACCAACGAACTAAAACTGGCAGAGGAGCAGACCCAGCGATACTACCGGAATGTGGGTAATTACTACAACTCAATGCTCGACCTTGCAGCCGACCTCCAGCACGTTGTACCGATGGGTGGCGGTGGAGGTGTTGGCGAAGGCATCAGCGGCTTTGCAAACACCGTGGTTAACCTCGGACAGACCGTTAAGGGCATCATCCCTAACATCAAGGCTTTTGGCTCAACCCTTCTTGGATTGGCAACGAACCCGGTGTTCCTGGGATTGGCAGGAGTTGCAGGCGCAGGAATGGCATTCAAGTGGTGGTTTGACTACAACAAGGGATTGATGGAAGCCACACGACTGACAAAGGAATTCACTGGCTACACCGGGGAAGCATTGGAGACGATGAGGAACAGCATCGCAGCTACAGCGGACACGATGGGAAAGGATTTCAAGGACGTCCTCGGCACGGCTGACAACATTATGGCTAATTTCCATCTTTCGGGCGAGCAGGCGATGGACGTAATCAACAAGGGCTTTGCGAGCGGTGCAGACCTATCGGGCGATATGTTGCAGAAGATACAGCAGTATGCGCCTACCTTCCACGATGCAGGAATATCGGCAGACCAGATGGTGGCTATCATCCAGCAGACACGTAGCGGTATCTTCAGCGACAAGGGTCTCGACATCATCGATATGGCGAGCAAGAAAATTCGTGAGATGAGCAGCGGCACGGCTTCCAGCCTTGATGCTATCGGCATTTCAAGCAAGCAAGTGCAGGAAGACCTAGCCAAAGGAACTAAAAGCACCTTCGATGTTATCCAAGAGGTCAGCACGAAGATGAAGAACTTCGGAGCGGACAGCCAGCAGGTGGGCGATGTTCTGAAAAACGTCTTCGGAAAGCAGGGAGCGCAAGCAGGTATTCAGCTTATCGAACAGCTCGACACGATGAGTACGAGCCTTGACGAAGTGAAGAAACAGACTGGAACTTGGGGAGATGTGCAGCTGGAGAACATCAAGTTACAAAAGGAACTGAACACCTATATGAGTTCTATGTTCGATTTTAGTCAAAAGGGCTTTGCATCAATCATCACGGCAGGAAAGCAATTCGGAACGAAGGTGCTCATTCAGATAATGAAGGGCTTGTTCAACACCATCAACTACTTCATCGACTGGTACAATGATAGCCTTTTGTTGCGAGGGGTAATCAATGCACTCGGCACAAGTTTCCGCTTGATGTGGAACGCAATCAAGCTTGTATGCAATCTTGGAATAGACGCATTCAAGAGGATGGGCTTTGCAGCCAAGGGCATGCTTGATATTCTCGAAGGTATCGTTACATTCGACCTATCCAAGGCACAGAAGGGATTCAAGGAGATATTCGACATTACCGGCACTATCAAGGAAGCATGGCACGACATCAAGAACGCTGGCATAGAGATAGGAAACACATTCGCTGACGGATTCGAGAACACCGTGCACGGAAGACTGAACCATCTGAAGCTTGCGAACCTAGACGGTGGAGCGACCAGCAGTGAGCCAACAAACGGAAACAAGGGAACGACACCAGCAGCCAAGGGCAGCACTGCCAAGACAAAGGCGCAGATAGCCAAGGAGAAAGCGGAAGCCAAGGCAGAGGCAGAGCGCAGGAAGAAGCAGGAAAAGGAATTGCAGGCACAGATTGCACTTATCCAGTTCCAGTACAACGAGCAGGTAATGGACGCAAAGAAGCGATACCTTGCAGGCATGTACGACAACGAGCGAGACTACAGCAACGACCTCGAACAGCTGGAGAAGGACATGGTGGCACGAAGCATTGACGCATACGTGGCGGCAGGGCAAATCGGAGCAGACAAGGCGCAGGAAATGCAGGCAAAACTTCTCGACATCATGATTAAGGCGAAAGCAGACTTGAAGAACCAAGCAAAAGAGATTGTGGACGAAATCAACAAGGAGTTCGAGGACGCAGAGAAGGCACGCAAGGATGCGGACATCATGAACGGTGGCACTGGAGAGGAAGACGATACAGCCAAGCTGGAGAGATACAAGGCTTTCCTAGAGCAGAAGCTGGCAATGACCCAAGAGAATGTTGAAGCGCAGAAGCAGCTACAGCAGGAACTACACGATACGACTTTGCAGTTGCAAGCTGACGAAAACAAGAACAAGCAACAGAAACTTCAAGAGCAGAACCAAATGATAGCCGATTACATCGGGGCAATCGGTGATGGTTTATCTTCGTTTTTCGAGAGCCAGGATCTGACCTTTCATAATTTCCTCAAAACCATGCTGACAACCTACCTAGATGCGATAGAGAAGCAGATGACTGCGACTTATGTGCAAATTCTTGCAACTAGCATTGCAGAGGACGGATGGACAGGAGTTGCAAGTGCAGCAGCCAAGCTTGTTTTAATCAAGGCAGCGTTTGCAGCAGCCAAGGCAGCAGTCAAGGGATTCTCCACTGGTGGCTACGTCCAAGGCTCGGGCACTGGAACTAGCGACAGCATCCCGGCAAGGCTTTCCAATGGCGAGAGCGTAATGACCGCCAAGGCGACTTCGATGTTCAGCCCTATTCTCTCGGCATTCAACCAGCTAGGCGGTGGCGTGCCTATCGTAGTAAACAACGGAGGCAGCAACATCGGCATGGATATGCTGGCGGCAGCTGTAGCTAGAGGGTATCAGATGGCTCCACAGCCAGTAGTGAGCGTGGAGGAGATAAACCGAACCCAGCGGAGAGTGCAGACGATAGAGAATATCGGCAGGTTCTAAGGTTGCAGTTATTTCATCAAGATTTGCGTTCTGAGCGGTTTTCGCTTGAAGGTGGTAAAGTTACACACCCAAGGCAATAAAAGCCGCTTAGAGCGCAAAATTTGGGCTTGTTTAGAAAAATTAACTGCTTATGAGATAAACATATCGGAAAATGTCGTATCTTTGCAGCGTTTTTAAAACTTAAAAATCACGATTCAATGGCAAAACTCAGAATATACAACGACATCGACAGCCAAGACAATAAGTTCTGGTATCAATGGTGTGGAGGCGACTGCGTATGTTTTCAGGATATAGATGCTTTTGCGGCAAGCATACCGAAAGACGATGATACAATCGATATGCGCATCTTCTGCAATGGCGGCTCGGTGATTGAAGGCTGGGCAATCTACGACCGACTGCGACAGAGCGGCAAGAAGATTTCCTGCACCGTGGAGGGCAAGGCAGCATCCATGGCAACAATCATCATGCTCGCAGCACCAAAGGAGAGCCGCAAGGCATACGAGAACGCTGCCTTCCTGCTGCACAATCCGTATGTTCCTGGCTGGGGGTTGGGCGACCAGCTGAGCGCAAAGGACTTGAAGAACCTGGGCGAGGAAATGCAGATGTGGCAGGATAAGTTTGTGGACGCATACGTAGAGCGGTGCGAGTGCGACCGGGAAGAGATACAGACCTTGATGGATAAGGACATCTTCATCAACACCAGCGAAGCATTGCGCCTAGGTCTTATCAGCAGCACCGTTGCACCAATCAGCGCAAGCGCATCGAAACGCAACATAGAACAATTCATTAATTCAAAACAACAAAATCCAAAAGCAATGGAGAAAAAGACAGAAGTAAAGGCTTCTCTCCTCGACAAGATTCTCGCCAAGTTGGGCGTGAAGACACTGGAGGAAGCAGAGCAGGCGGTGGCAGAGCCACAAGCCAAGGCAGAGCCAAAGGCGATGGAACTCAACACAGCAGACGGACAGACACTGACCGTCGAGCGTGAAGAGGGAGATCCACAAGTTGGCGACAAGGCAAGTCCGGACGGAACATTCGAGATGCCGGACGGTAAGACAATTGTTGTCGAAGACGGTGTAATTACCGACATTCAGACCGCAGGCAATGAAGGCGGTGAAGGCAATGAAGGCGGTGAGGGCGGCAGCGCATCAAGCACCGACAACGAAACCGTAGCCAAGTTGAAGCAGCAGGTAGCAGCACTCAAGCAGCAGTTGAACGACACCAAGGCACAGCTGGCAGGCGCACAGAAACTCGCAAAGAGCAAGGAAGACATGCGCATCCTGAATGCCGTGAAGATGGCAGGCGGTGCGGAGAAGGTGCTGGCAGGCTACAGCAGCCACTACCAGCCAGCGCAGCGACAGCCAAGCGGCAAGGGCGCAGGCGACAACGTGAACGCTGTCGAGGAAGGCAAGAACGCCATCAAGGAGAGACTTGCCAAGCTCCACAAAAAGGGCAAGAAATAATCAAGTATTAACCCATTAAATCAAAAGAAAATAATGGCAGGATTTACAAAAAAGCAGCTTGAGAACCTTAAACTCGAGCCAGAAAACCTCGCAAGCATCAAGGATGCCGTGCAGGAAACCTTCTACCAAGATGAGGATTTTTCTTCATTCGTGAACATCATGAAGGTCAAGAACGATGATCCAATCGCACTTATCGGTGAGATGGAAATGGTCGGTAAGGCAGGTGGCGGTTGCGACCCTACCTATGAAGAGAAGGGTATCGCCAACTCTCAGAAGCGTTGGGAACTCGGACAGTGGGAGATTCCTATCAAGATTTGCTACGAAGCATTGAAGGGTTCAATTGCAGAATACAGCCTTAAGACTGGTACAGCTATTGGCGACCTTACCAGCACCGACTTCATGACCATCTACACCGATGCACTCCAGCGAGCCATGCAGCAGATGATTTGGCGTTTCGGATGGTTTGGCGACAAGGCGGCAGCATTGGCAGGTGCAGGTGGCGGCAAGCTGACAGCAGGGTCGGACGTTAGCATGTTCAACGTTTGTGACGGTCTGTTCAAGCGTATCTTTACAGCTACAGCAGCAAAGAACCATACCACCATCGCAGCCAACAGCGAGGCTACGACAGCAGCGCAGGTTTCAGCATTACGCAAGAAGGGTGCAGCTACAGCAGTCGTAGACGCAATCTTGATGGACGTAGACACACGTATCATTGACGATAGCGATGCAGTGTTGCTTATGACACGCTCGCTTGCTGACGCATTGACCTACGACATCAAGCAGACCTACCACGATATTATGCCGTGGGAGAAGGTGTTCGATGGCTTCGATGTAGCGACCTACAACGGAGTGAAGATTGCTCGTGTCGGCATCTGGGATAGAATGATTAACGCATACGAGAAGGGCGAGACGACAGTCAACCTTCCACACCGTGCGGTATTCTGTAACCCTAAACACCTTATGGTGGGCACTGATGCCGATGCACTCATTAGCGACCTCGACATCTGGTTCGACCAGAAGGAGCGCAGAAATTATCTCTATGCTACCGGTAAGATTGGCACGGCTCTCCTCGAAGAGGACATGATCCATGCAGCTTACTAATCGCTCCAAATTTTCAGTTTAGTATTAAGTTATTTTTGACAATCCCCAACACCGTTTTGTGGGTGTTGGGGATATAACAATTTAAAACGAATTAATATGACAACAACTTGCGAGAGCCTTATCGCTCAGGACATCATCATCCCTTGCGAAGACCAAGTAACAAAGGGACTGGAGGGCGATGGACTTATCATCAACCGAGACGACATCGACTTCACCAAGTCCGTTGTAGCGGGCAATATAATTAAAACATTAGTTTTGAAGACTGGCAAGAAAGCATACGCTATCCGGCAGGAAGGCAGCAAGCCATTCACTGGAACCAAGACCGAGCTGACCGTTGGCACGTATCGCAACAGCTGGAAGAATACCGTAGCAGTCGTGGTATTGGCGAACACACCTGACGTTTGCGCAAATATCATTGACGGACTGGCGAACGGAAAGTTCGTTATCATCCTGCGCAACCTCTCAAAGGGAGCGGACGGAAATGCAGAGTATCAGGTGTTCGGATATGCGCAGGCACTGAAGGCAAGTGCAGGCGAGAACGACAAGTACTCAGATGACACCGAGGGTGGATGGCTTATCACGTTGGAAGAGGAGAGCGTACCAAAGGCAGCTTATTTCTTCTTCGACACAGACAGCGAGACCACAGCAGCCAAGTATAAGAGCCTTCTGACGGAAGCAGCAGCGTAGCCTATGACATACAAGGAAGCAACAGCCAAGGTCGAGGAGTTGAAGGCACGTTTCGACAGTCCCTTTGATGCAACCGACAAGGCAGTTATCGAAACTCTTTACTTCGAGGTAACACGAAAGCGGTTTGTTCCGACAACCTGCCAGCAGTGTTACCACGATGCTTTGATTGAAATTTATCTAAAACTCAAAAAAGAAAAGGCAATGCCAAAAACATGTAATTACGCAATGAAGGCAGGTTTCATCATTTCCTGCCCGGACTTCTACAATGGTAAGATTTTCACGAACGAGAACCTGACCGACAAGGTAGCGCATGAATATCTGACGAAGTACCCACACATGGAGAGCTACTTTCAGAAGATACCCAGCGATGAACTCATCGAGAACAAGCAGCAGCCAGAAGGCAGCGACAGCAAGCAGCAGCCAGAAGGCAGCGGTGTAGATAATACGGCAGGGAAAGATCCTGCCGAAAAAGCAGCAGGCAGCGACAAGAAGAAAGACATCGACCAAGCCGAGAAAGCAGGCAAGGAAGAGTAACAAAACAACAAGCAAAACGACACAAGCAATATGAACGTTAAAACAGTTAAAAAGCCAAAGCGAAGGGTTGATATTGGCTACGTCAGCCGATTCAAAATGCAGGCATACGGATATGATAATCTTTATCCGCAGAACCTCGCACGCATCACGGAAGCCAGCGGTACGGCAATGCTTTGCCTTAACCGATATGCTCGATTCATCGAGGGCTACGGCTTTGATAGCGACATTCTAGCATCGTTGGCGATGAACCAGCAGGGGGACACGGCAGACGATTTGCTCCGGAACGTAGCGCAAGACCTCGCACGCTTTGGAGGCTTTGCCCTTCATGTAAACTACAACGTTCTAGGGCAGGTGTCGAGCGTGAGCCACGTACCCTTTGAAAATTGCCGCCTTGAAGAGACGGACGACAAGGGGAACGTGGCGCACGTCTTGCTGCATCCCGACTGGGAGCAGAAGAAAACGAGGAACGGAAAGCGGTTGATGGTGAACGAGAAGACCATCGAGCGCATCAACATTTTCAATCCCGACCCCGACATCGTCCTTGAGCAGATTGAAAACGCAGGAGGCATCGACAGCTACAAGGGGCAGATTCTGTGGCAGAGCCTAGACGGACAGTTCATTTATCCTACAGCCAGCTATGATTCAGCCATCACGGAGATTTCGACCGATGAGGGACTGGGCAACGTCAAGATGAGAAACGTCCGCAACAACTTCCTCGTATCGTGTATGCTTGTAACCAAGAAGGGCGTGCCTAAGTTCAACGAGGAAGGCGAAGAGGTGGAGAGCGGACAGATGATTTCCGATGAAGACCTTTTGCAGTTCCAAGGGGACGAGAATACAGCGAAGATACTTGCTGTAGAGGTCGAGAACGAGGAAGACGAACCGAAGGTTGTGGCTTTCCCTACGAAGAACTTCGACAAGGAGTTTTCCGTAACCGACAGCAGCGTTATCGAGCGCATCTACGCACAGTTCCATCAAGAACTCTTCTACTCCATCCGTATTGGAAAGCTGGGATTCAGCGGACAAGTTATGCAGGACGCTTACGAGTACTATGCAGGCGAAGTGACGACCGAGCAGCGATTCATCGAGCGAGCCTTCAGGAAGATTTTCAAGAACTGGCACGACCCAGCCATTCAGAACCTAGACCCCAAACTTCAGCCGCTAAAGTATATCAGCAGCGAGGTGGCAGGGAACAACACGATAGATTGATTGAGCCTATGGGAGAACAGAGAAAACAACTTATCACGGTTGATCAGTTCCGAGAACTGGCACGACCGACCAGCACACACCTAGATGAGGATGATGTGAACGCATACATTCGGGAATGCGAAGATGCGAACATCATACCAGCCATCGGGTATAAGCGGTTCAAGGCAGCGACCGAGCAGGGAGAGTGGGGCGATTCAGTATTGCCCGATTTCCAGCCTGCGGTATTCCTGGACGGTGGCGAATACGCCACCAAGAAGGAGGGCGATTGCAGCCAAGAAGAAACCAAGGTGCAGAAGTACACCAGCGGAATACGCAAAGCACTCGCTTATTTCACGTATGCGAGGCTTTTTCGTGCCGATGGCACAATTATAAGCCGAGCAGGTGGAATGCGACACAGAGACGATTATTCAGACCATGTTCAAGATTTGTCGAACAACAAGCAATACAACGACATCATGGACATGGCAGAAAGATATTTATCAGATGCACTCGAATATCTCAAGGCATTCACCCCGAAAGGGGAAGTGAAGGCACAGCGAGGAACGAGGGCACACATTCACGCAATAGGCAACTAAAAGCACATAAGACATGAACGAGGATATTCAAAAAATGCTCCGTATGGCAGAGCTGATACGAGATGCAACGCAGGTTGGAGAAAACACAGCGGTGCGTGTCGGCACGGAAATTTACGACATCGTTGTCGAGTTAAGCAGGATGCTTGCCATGATGGACGACAAACTGGAGAACGATGCGGTCGTTAGGATTATCAAGAGTGAACTCGCCAAGATAACAATAACGGAAGCGCAAATTGCGGATGGGGCGATAACGGCAGCGAAGCTTGCCGATGGCTCTGTAAAGAACAGACACCTAGCATCCAATTGTGTGACCTCAGATAAGCTACAACCGGGAGCGGTCAAACACGACCATCTGACCGAGGACTGTATATCAACTGGAAACATCAGAGACGGCAGCGTGACAGCAAAAAAACTCGGCACGGACATCTACAAGGATATTTCAAACAGAGTGACCGACATCGTGACGAAGGACTTCCCTCCAGCAATCACGGAGGAACAGATAACAGATATTACTAGTAAATAACAATTTAAAACAATAGATTATGCAATTTTTAGACGCAATAGGCTTAGCATATTTCTGGGAGAAGATTAAGAACTGGGTTAATATTAATTATTTATCATTAACTGGTGGTACAATTAGAGGAAGAGTGTCTTTTTTAGATGATGCAGATGGTGGTAATTCTATAAGAATAGACCCATCCAGTATTACTAATAGTAAGTATGGGGTTAATTATCTTTTTGCAAGTGGAAAAATGATTCCTATTGGTGAAGCTAATGGTGTTGCAGGACTTGATGCCAACGGAAGAATCCCGCTCGCACAACTTGGCAACCTCGATACATCTTTGTTCAAGTTGGTAACCAGCCTTCCTTCATCGGGCGAGAGTAACAAGATATACATCGTTAAGGACGGAAGCGATGCCAACGATGTGTATCAAGAGTATTACTATACCAATGGTGCGTGGGAAAAAATCGGTACTCATGCCGTGAAGGTCGATTTAACGCCTTACGCCAAAAAGACGGAAGCGGTAACAAATGTGGAATTCACAAATATGGAAGCCGATGGGTCTTATCTTTCAAATACTTCAATTCGAAATCTTGTATATACACTAGGTGATGGGAGGAAGATAGTAGCCCCAGTACCTCTTGCAGAACCTAGAACTACTGGGGCAAGACCTTATGTTGGTCAAAACGGCTTCATGAGATCCTCCGATAAGGCTAAGCTAGATGGCATTGCGGATGGTGCAAACAATTACACCCTGCCTACTGCCAGTGCATCGGTGTTGGGTGGTATCCTTATAGGTTATGGTACAAGCGGTCGTAATTATGCCGTCCTGCTAGATGGAAGCGGTAAGGCTTATGTTAACGTTCCATGGACTGATACAAACACCACCTACGACTTGTCGCCTTATGCCAAGACGGCAGACGTAAATGCAGCCCTTGCGAAGAAAGTAGACGTGGTAAGCGGGAAGGGACTTTCTACCCACGACTTCACTTCAGCATACAAGTCCAAGCTTGATGGTATATCTTCAGGAGCTACAGCAGATTCTGCAATAACTACAGCAGAGATAGATGCATTATTTGCTTAATAATAATTTTAAAAATTAATTAATATGAAGTTTTTAGATTTAAATGGACTAAAACATCTTTTGACGAAAATAAAAGCAAGTTTTGGTATAGCTATTGTTAATACTTCGGATTATAGAACTGAACTAGACAACAGTGGATATATAAGTATTCCATTTGTTGCAAATCATCAGATTGTTAATATGGATTTTTCACAGAATATCAACGTATACAATTGGTTTCAAAAGGCATCGAGAGGAAGTATCTTGGAGATATTCTTCGCAGGAGCACAAGGAGGTAACATTTATTGCTATACCAATAATAATAACTACATGTATAAAATGCAACTGTCATCACATGGTCCACTTTTTAATAAGATTGAAAATTTGGCTATGGCATGGAATATCTATGTACGCTTAATCAAGACAGATGATGATACACTTACTGTTGCAGAGTTTGTTCAAAACAAATAAAATTGTATAAATAAAATAAATTATTATGAGAAATAAAACAGGTAGAGCAAAACCAGTAACTCCTAAAGCAGGAGTTACTAAGACCTCAAGAAGATATGCTTGTGGTGGTAAACTTGAACTCTAAGTCGCTGACTTTAGAAATTTAAAAGTAAGACAATATGAAGAAGAAACAATTACACGAAGCACTGGCTGTGCTTCTTACTAAATTATCATCGGCAAGGGACAACCCCTTGCTGATGGATAACTACGCAGTAAAAGCCTTGCGCACGGTTCTTTTAGATTTCAAGGAATCGGGCGAACTTCACGAAGCATACAAGGAGCAGATACAATCCACTCTGGAGAGTGACAACCCCTGGGTAGCTATGATGATGAAGTCAATTGGCGCAGATCCTTCTATTAAGAAGAGCATGACCGATGAAGCCATTGATGGAATGATAGATTCGATGTTGGGGAACGATTAAAACATTTTATTATGAATGACAAGGAGAAAGAACTATGGCGAGTTATAGACAACGTAATCAAGTGTTGCGCCATCGAACTGCCGAACGGAGAGTTGAGCATTACGAGAGAAGACGTTCTCGGCAAGTCGAGAGCAGAGAACCTTGTAATGACACGATGTATGGTCGTTGAGCAGATGATACACGCAGGATTCAGCATTACGACCACAGCGACCGTATTAAACCGCACCGTTTCAGCAGTGAGACATCTGAGCAAGATGGCTTACACCTATATCAGTACGTCTCGAGTTTATCGACTTGCCACGGCACAAGCGACCCTTCTAAACAAGGACGTAGAGCCGATTTGCATTTAAGAAACAAAAAGAAAATAACCAGAAGCGTTCTTTGACAATAATTCGATTAATACCCCTGCACTAACTTTTTTGAGCGAGCCAAAAATCAGAGTAACTTTGCAGCGGATTCCAATATTTGGCTTCCACAACGTAATTAACTCAAAATTTTATGGCAGACACAATCGAAAAAGTCTATTGCACTGGGGACGGTGGCAATGACAACCTAGCAGCAGCGTTGCTCGCTAGAGGTAGAGACAATGATCCAGCGACTATGCTGGCAGCAATGAACGGTGGTATGGGTGGAGGTTGGAACAACCCATTCGCCTACATGATGATGTTAGGAATGTTCCGCTTCATGTATGGCGATGGCTGGAACGGACAGAACGGCAACGTTCAGCGTTCCGAAATCCAGTCTCAGATTGACAGCCTTCGCACTCAGATGAGCGACAACCACAACAGCGACTTGTTGATGGGCGCAATTCAGGGCAACAACCAAGACTTGAAGACGCTGGCGGCTAACTTGAACTGCGACTTCAACGCTTTGCAGTCTTCTGTTTGCGGCATTCAGGCAGCAATCCAAGATGTAGGCGGCAAGGTTGGTTTCAGCGCAGAGCGAGTAATCAACGCAGCGAACCTCGGAAACCTCAACATCATCCAGCAGTTGAAGGACTGTTGCTGCCAGACCCAGCAGAACATCAACCGTATGGGCTACGAGAACCAGCTGGGGCAGAAGGACATCATCAACGCAATGCAGCAGGGGTTCTGCTACACCAATACTGGACTGGAGCGAGGTTTCAGTAACCTCGGCAACCTCATCCAAACGGTCGTTTGCGACTTAAAGACCTCGGGCAAGGAGAATACTCAGCGCATCGTTGATGTTCTGAACAACCACTGGGAGCAAGACCTTCGCATCCAGCTGGAGGACAGCAAGCGCAGAGAGCAGACTGGTTTCATTATCCAGCAGCTGAAGACCACCACAACCACAACTGGAGCGTAGTAGGTCTAAACAAAATCTATCAAGGGGCAACTCGCTGTGTTATCAGTGAGACCCCTTTTTGTCTATTTATCGAATTATCTAAAAAGAGCGCATCATGGAATTTAAGAATATACAGAGAAATCACCCGGTCTATCTGCTAGACAAGCAGACGGTGGAAGTTAAGGAAGGCAAGGTCGTAGACAACCAGCCTCACATCAACACTGGCATCGCAACCATTTCCAGCAGCGGACAGCCAATGCGAGACGTAACAATCGAGGTGGAGGGAAAGCAGACCATCTACACCATACCCGAACACCTCGGAGTTACCTTTGCAGGCGAAATCGTACTGGCAACTGACAAGGCAGACCTTTTGCCCGAAGTTGGGAAATTGGTAAATGAAGCCGATGAGATAATCAAGGCATACGAGCCAAGCAAGGAGCGGAAAGCCAAGGGCGAAGAACTTCTCGCAGCTTTGAACCCGGCAATCAAGGAAAAGCAGGAAACCGAAAAGCGTTTCAAGGCACTTGAGGGCGATATAAGCGGCATTCGTGGCATGGTTAAACAGTTACTCGACAAACTGGGATAGGAGGGCGCACAATGAAGAAAATAATCGTTTTGCGCCATTCTTGCAATAGCGAGGAAGAGCGACACCAGCACCAAGAGAGCGACATCATCCACGGCTTACCATACGAGAAGGCAGCAAAGGCACTCATGGGAGCCAGTGGATATGTGGCATACGTTGCCAAGCACGGCTACCACTTCACGAAGCAGCTAGCAATCAAGGCAAGCGAGCAGATGAAGAACGTAGACGGAACGAGCCACCGATGGACGGTAGACGAAATCCGTTTGGCAACAAACAACGAGATAATCTCAAAGGGCACGACCCTCGGGGATATTCTCTATTTGGCTAATATGGCTTATGCGGACTTCTACCCGAAGGTAATCAAGACCGAGAGCGACTGCGTACAGTATGCTATTGCCGTAGCCAGTGATCCGGACGGATACGAGGGTATGGCATTCTGCAGGTGGACAGCAGACATCATCGGGAAGGGCGTTACCATCGACTGGGAGAAATTGGAATAACCAAAAAAAATAAATTGATATGAGCAAAGTATTTCACGATTTTCAGGTGCACCACCTTTATTTGTGCGCCCTAGTAATTTTTATCTGTTTCGCTACAATTCTGATAGCGATGACAATTGACCTGATAGCAGGCATACAGAAGGCGAAGGAACTGCATGTTGCAAGAACGTCAACCGGGTTGAAGAAGACGTGCGACAAGGCGAAGAAGTATTTTCCGACATTCGGTATTGCTTCGCTTATGGACGTGGCTACGTGTATTATCTCTCCCTTCCCTATGTTCGCTATCGCATGGACGGTGTATCTGCTTATGTGCGAGTTTAAGAGCATCCGGGAGAAGGCATACGAGAAGGCAGAGATACGCAAGCAAGACCGCACGATGCAGGTGATCCTTGAAAATAAGGATGAAATTGCGAAGGCGGTTGTCGAGATAATGAAGGAAGAGCGGAAGAAAGGAGGAGATAATGAGGATAACTAGAGCGCAACTTATAAAGGTAATGCCGAATGCAGGCAGCAGGGCAGACACCTACCTTCCAATCATCAACGGATGGGCAGAGCATTTCCACATCAATACCCCACTAAGGATGGCGCACTATCTCGCACAGATTGCCCACGAAAGCGGAGAGTTGAGATACACTAAGGAACTGGCAAGCGGCAGAGCCTACGAGGGCAGGAAAGACCTAGGCAACACCCAGCAGGGCGATGGCGTGAAGTACAAGGGCAGGGGATTGATACAGATTACCGGGCGAGCCAACTACCGGAAATATTCCAATTATTGCGGCTTCGATGTTGTGGGTAGTCCCGAACTCCTGGAGCGTTCTCTGGGAGCAACGAAATCCTCGATGTGGGTATTCGACACTTTCGGCTGCAATGAGTTGGCAGACCAAGACAACTTGAAGGCTATCCGCAGGAAGATAAATGGAGGCTACAAAGGACTAGCAGCCTGCGAGAAGTATTTGAAGCGAGCCAAGGAAGCCTTGGAAATCAAGGTGCTTGCGTAATAAACACATCAATCTAAAGTTTTAAAGTATGGAAAATTCAAGAAAAGGGCGAAATTTGCGTTCTGTGGCGTTATTTCTCGCCATGCTTATAATTACCCCACTTTTGATTTTTGGCTGTTCCTGCGCTAAAACAGCGCAAAATAACACGGTGTATCACGACAGCGCACACACCAGCGTAAGACGTGACAGCGTGAACCAGCGACAGATCCACTGGCAGGACACCCGGCAGTACGACAGCATATTCAAGCATGACAGCGTGCTGATGTACATCAAGGGCGACACCGTAATCAAGGAGCGGTGGCACAATCTTACGACCACCAGATGGAAGACAACGACCAAGACAGACACCATCGTAGGCGATACCTATGTTCTCGTGACTGACACCGTAAAGGTCAAGTATTACGTGAACCGATACAAGACCAAGGAGGTAGAGAAGCCAGCGAGCACATGGCATAAGATAAGATTATTCGCTGGCGATTGCGTATTACTATTCCTGGCAATCTTTGCGGTTTGCTGGATAAAGGAGCGCATCAAGAAGAGGGTTCAATAGGTTCAATCATAATATCAAATCTTTTTAAGGGCAGGAAGCGCAGGAGAGCGTTTTTCTGCCCATTTTTTTGTGCGAAGAACACTTTTCATTGAGAGAAAAGGGGTAGGGGATATGAGAGTTAGATTATATTCATTCTAGCTAATGCGTGCAGGTTATTATTATATAGAGCGTGGAAAACGTACCGAGAACGACCGAAAACGACCGAAAATAGCCGTGCTTACGACATAAACAGCCAATAAAAGTTAAAATATTAATATCTTTCGGGAAAAGTTTTGGTAGAACCGAAAAATATTAATATCTTTGCATCGTGTTTAAGAGATAAGCACTTTAAAACATTCAGTAATTTAAGCCCTACGCAACACGGTTAAGCGAGAAGAAAATGAAAAAGTCAAATTCAAACATTTTAGAGTTCACTACAAAGTTCATCAACTCTAACTTCCGTATCAAGGTCTTCGGACGCACAGAGGATGGCAAGAAGATAAACACACTCGTAGGAGTAAGCGGAATCTTGAAGCTCATCGGAGCAGAACTTTTTAACAAGTTCATCAAGCGAGCATTGAAGGCAGGTATGGACGCTTGCCGCTGCGCTTTGAGACGTGGACTTGTAGTTACATTGTACGCAAAGTAATCAAGGGAGGACAGAAAAATGAGCGACTGGAAAGTATGGAGAGTAATCGAGTACTACGGAAGTCACACCGTAGCACTCGTAAAACCCGAAATCAACGGAAGAGACAAGGTTGTTGAGCACTCAAACAAGTGGTTCGGATTTTCAGAAATAAAAGAAGCCGATAAGCTTGCAGCCCAACTTAACGAGCGAGACGGATTAAAAGAACTTTATGATTAAAGATAGGAGATAAAAGCATGGCAAGAAAAATGTATCACTTCAAGAGACAGTTCCAGGGAGCAGAGCCAGAGGTTCTCAGTTCATCAACACGCAAGTATGATGCTGAGAAATATTTGAATCGATTGTTCAAGCATTATAAGAAATGCGAGGGAACGACAGTATACTGGGTAAGAGAAGGATATTTCAAGGTTGAAAAAGTAATTCTCGGAATCTTCACTACAGAGTATTGGATAGAAAAGTATTAACCAGCAGGGCGCAAGCCCTGCACAATATATCAAGATATGAAGGAATACGACAAAATGCCAGCGCAAGCGGTGGTCGAGGTAACGACCAGCTGGGGAAGAACCTGCCTGCGAGAGATTGGGCGAGACCTCAAGGAAGGCACAGTGCTCGATGGCTATTATTATCCGGTAAGCAAGGCTTTCGACTTTAATTGGAAGGGAGAAGGCGCAATGCTGTGGATCGGGGACAACGGAAGGCTTGTCAGTCTAGGAGAAGGACAAGAGCATAAATACATGATGCTTGGTCGTTTACTGTCCGATTGCGAGTACTTCCTTCGCAACCCATACATGCGACACCTCTATTTCCCGAGTATCGCTGGACACTGCAAGGAAATGCGCCAGTTATGGCTGGAGTTAAACATCAAGCCGGAGTGGTTATCGTACAAGCAGATTGGCAAGCTTGAGCACAAGATGAACCGAATGAAAACGAAGTTGGACAGACAATTAAAAAAAGACAGAAGACAATGACAGAACAAGAATACAGAGAAGCCCTGCACGAAATCAACGTGAGGGCTGAGAACGAAAGCAGAATACTGGCAAGAGCGTTTGCTACTGAGCACAGCCAAGTTTTGGTAGGAGATTATATCAGCGACCACTGCGATACGATAAGGGTTGAAAGCTGGGAGATTTCGAAGAGAACCCACGAATACAACTCCTTGCCTTGCCTGGTATATCGCGGTATGACCTGCAAGAAGGATGGCACGCCACGAAAGAACCCGAAGAAGTGTAGCATCTATCAGTGCAACCTTTTGCGAGTAAATGGAGAACCAGTAAAGAATCACGGATATGGAGAATAAAAGAAACATCAAGAGAACGAAGAAGGGTGCTGGCGCAACGGTAAAGCTAGTTGGCATACAGATAGACAACGACCTTCTGCCTTTCCTCAACGCATTGCCCAACAAGTCACGATTCATAAATGATTTGTTGAGAAAGAAATTTTTGGGTAAATAATTTGGTGGTTTCAAAGGAAAAGCGTACCTTTGCATCACTGAATGTTTAAAGTGGTCTCCACTTATTACCCCAGCGGCTCGACTTTTTCACCGCTGGGGTATTTTTATGCTCTTTTCCCGATTTACCCCGAAATTTGCATTCTGAGCCGCTTACGTGGTAAGCACGTAAAACTATCCCCGAAAACAATTTGAGCCGTTTCTGCGCCAAATTCGCAAGAAATAAGGCTATTTTTTGTCGTACAGCACGTAATCAATAACCCTGCGGTTTGCTTCATCTACTCTCGATAGGTCTGCATTGATGTATGTGTCAGTTACCCGGACACCGAACGAGTGACCCAGCGCAAGCGATACCACGTCCTTTTGTATACCAATGTTGAAGGCAATAGAAGCCCACGTATGGCGAGCGTAGTACGTAGTAAGCCCTGGGCGCACCTTTGCGAGTTTCTTATTAATCATGACCGTTGCAACATCAACGTTCCTGAAATGCTCCGAGAAACGAAGCAGCTTCTTTTCTCCTTTGTACTTCTCGATGATTCGGAGAGCTTCTGGATGAAGAAGGATGGAGTAATGCCTGCCAGTCTTCGCCCGGTCGTATTCCAGTCTACCACGGACGATATTCTCCTTTGTCAAGGCGAACAAGTCACTCACATTGATACCAATCAGCAGGAACATCAGCAGGAACATGTCGACCAGTTCATCACCACCAGCTTCGAAGATAGAGCGGATTTCCTCAACCGACAAATCTCGCTTTTTCGTAGTCTCAAGCCGGAGACTGTACCTGCGGAATGGGTAGTTTTTCGTCTGCTCATTATCAATCGCCAAGTTGAAGACAGCAGCGACACAGAGCATCCTGCTGGCTCTTGTATTCCTAGACAAGCCTTCCTTTGCCATGAACGCATCGAAATCTTCAAGCCAAGAGCGGTTAATCTCATCGTATGTAAGCAGAGCCGCTTTTTCCTTCCCAAGGAAAGCTTCAATCTTTGCCCAAGTGTACTTGTATCTATTGATCGTGTTCTCTTTCAGATTCCTGCCCTCGTAGGCAATGAAGCCATCACGAAGCAGGGCGACCTTCTCCCTTGCAGGCTCGGCTTCAAGCATTATTAAGTCTCGGAGTTCCCTAGCCGTAATATCGCCCCGGTATGTTTCCCTGCATTGCGCCTTCATCATCATTCTGTTGTAGAAATTAAGACGGTCAAGCAGGAAGTCGTTGATAGCATCACGATCCGGACGCTTTCGCACCTTGCAAGCCCTTTTATCCCATTCATCCTTCTTGCAGTATTGATTGAGGGATATGAAGGCGGTCCCACCGTGATGGTTAACGGCAAGCCGGATGGAAAACGTACCATCCTGCCTTTTTACCCTTGTATCTAAATATAGTCTAAGTGTTGCCAT